CATCTCGGCCGAAGCCTATGGGGCGCTGATCGAGCGGCTTGAAGATCTGGAGCTTCAAGCCATCGCCGATGCGCGAGAAGGACAGGCTGCTCATCCCGTCACTCTGGAATACCTTTAGGTCGGCGCTATCGCGGCCAGTGCCGCGCGATCAGCAAGGGCACGCGAGTTGCCTGCCGCTTCGCGATCGCATCAATGTTGAGCCGCTTCTTCAGCGTGACCTGGGGCACGAGCAGGAACACGACGACCGTCGAGTGACCGGTCTTACGCCTGTTCGCCGCTGCTAGCCCTCGCGTGTTGAGGCGAGCCGTATCGGCGACAAGCAGCGAAGGCCCGCGCTTGCGATAGACGAAGCGCAGCCGCATGCCGGTGCGCCGCTCCCAGCCGCCGGGCGTGATACGCGCCGCGCGCCCGTTCGGCCCGCGCCCACGCGCTCCTGCGGCTGATGTCGGGATCGCCAGCCAAAATCCTCGCGCCGAGCGAATGGTGACGCCACGATCAAAGGCGTCGGCGAGTTTCGGGGCCTTCGACCAGACGAAGGCTGCGGCTTCGACGCTCTCGCCGACCTCGGGGAACACCTTACCTCGCCATGTCCGCGAGAGGCGTTCGCCAAGTCCGGAGGCTACAACGTCATCGCGCAAATCCTGCTTAAGGCCGTCGGCGGCATCGCGCATCCCGGACGTAACCGCGCGCTCGATGTCCTGCTGCGTGCCCACCAGCGCCTTTCGCATGTCGGGACGTTCAAGGTTGAAGCGCATGGGATCAGACCTTGACGGCCTCGCAGGTCAGGACGAGCCCTATGGGATCGGATGTGGGCGAGCCGATGATTTTGAAGGTCTCCGCGCCGAGCACGACGAGATCGCCCTCATCGATTGCCGCAGCTTCGATCCTTCGCAGGTCGATGAGAACGGTCGCCATCAAGGCGCGGGACGCTCCGAACTCGACCACGGCGTCCGGGCGGCGGCGGATGACGCGAATGGGGACACCCGGGCCGACGCCGCCCGCCTGCCAGAGCGCGACCTCGCCAAGGTTCGGGTCGGCGAACAGCGTATCGGTCGCTGCCGCGAACGCGTTCACGTCAGAAGCTGCCGTTCAGCCGAACACGGCCGATCGTATCGTTGGCCCCGCCTGCCACAGGCTCGGTCGCAGTGCCGATCAGGGTGTTCGATGCGACCACGGTCGTCGCAAGACGGGCGGCGTTGTCCCAGTAGATGCGCGCGCCAACGGCCCATGCCTGGGACGGGGCCTTGCGCAGTTCGACCACGCCTTCGGTGAGGGTTTCGACTTCGGCGTTGAGGGCCGCCGATCCGGTCGCGACGCCGAAGATCGCGCCGACCAGCAGTCCGTCTCCGGAGGCCACGGCATAGGGGGCGGGAAGCGTAATGGTGTTGCCGGGCTGGATGTAGCCGCGCATGGGAGTTCTCCGAGAGTGTCAGGTGATGGGAAAGAGTTCCGACCGCGATCACGCGCCGGGATTGCGGTAGAGGCCGCGCCAGTCGATCGCCTTCGCCCCGAAGTCGAGACGGCACTTGATCTCGACGCCGTCGACATCGAAGCCATTGCGCGTCTCGATATAGGCGCCCTGCTGGCCTTCGAGATAGGCGTACTCGATGGTGTCGATCTGGGCGGGGTTCGCCGCCAGATACCAGGCCGTGAGGCTCGCGGCGTCGAGACGAGGCTCGGAGATCGGCGTCAGGGTGCGGATCGAGGACGGGACGACGTTGCCGGTCTGGGCAGGAACGAGGTTCTGCGCCACCAGCTGTTCGGCCGCGAGTTCGAGCGATGCCGGCACGATCAGATAGGCGGGCCGGACATTGAGGATCGTCTTCTTGTCGAGCCCCGTCTGCCGGGCCATGGCCGCGCGCGCCGCGCCGATCGCAGTGACGCTGAGCGCGGTGGCCGGGTTCGCCAGATTGCCGTGGTTCTGGTGGAACAGCGCGATGGAGTCGCTCATGGCGGCGTTGGCCAGGATGATGCCCCAGACCACATCGCTCTCCAGCGTGGCGATCGCCGTGCCATACATCGCCGGGATGCGGGTGAAGGCGTCGAGATCGTCGTTGATGAGGACCTGCCGGGTGACGGCGACGACGCGCCCATAGGTCTCGACACGGTAGCTCTCGCGCCCTTCGGCGAGGGTGCCGCGTTTGAACTCGCCGCCCTCGTTGACCTTCACGAGCTGCGGGGCTTCGCCGAGCTGGACACGATGCATCGCCTTGAAGTCGGTCGCGAGCACCTGCCGGCAAAAGGGAACGTAGGTGCGCGGATAGGCATCGTACGCCTGCCGGAGCGTCTTGCCCGTCACGGCCGCAAGAACCTCGGGAAAGTCCGAGGTGGAGTGAAGGGCGCGCGTGGCGATCTCGTCGCGCGACATGCCCCGGACATTGACGCCCGAGCTGCTCAGAAACTCGCGGGCGTGCTCCACCAGCGTCATGCCGCGATATTCCCGCGCCGGTTCGCTCAAGGGGAAGAGTGTTGGCGAGTATCGGTGCAGAAGAGCGTTCGACACGGCGTCACGACGGGTGACGCGCTCATCGCGGCCGCCGAGCGGGATGCTGACCTGAGGCGAGACCCGCGTCTTCTCGGCGTCGGTCGCGACCTTGTCGAGGATCTCGCTGCGCGCCGCATCGAGCGTGACGCCGCGCTTGACGAGATCGTCGGCGAAGCTGCGCTCGAGGTGCAGGCGGCCCGCCAGATCGTAGATGGTGCCGACACGTTCGCGCTCCGTGTCGCGCGCGCGGGCGGCGATCGTCTCAGCATCGATCACCGGCGCGCTCGATGCGCGGTCCTGCGGTTCAGGCGCGGCCTGGCGCGTCTGCGTTTCGGTCTTGTCGGTCACAGCGTCGTCCATGGCTGCTTTCTCCTTGGATGGAGCGTCGGCACGGTGGACGACGCAGGGGTGAAGGGGTTCGTCGGAGCGGAAACCCGCCGCCGGATCAGCGCCGATGGGCACTGCGGAAATCTCGAACGGCGTCCAATCGACCGCGCGCCACAGCTCGGGAGCGCCTGCCTGCTTGGTCACCTCGAAGCGATGGACCTGGTAGCCGATCGACACCGCACGGATGTGCCCGGCCTCGACGTCCTTCCAGAGCGGCTCGACCTCGGCCCGGTCGGAGAAGCGGACACGGGCGACGCCGCGTCCGTTCTCGATGCGGGCGCTGCCGGGCACGACCGAGCCGATGACGCTGTCAAGCACGGAGGCGTCGTGCACCTTCAGGAGGGGTGCTCCCGCGTTCAGCCGATCGAGACGGACGGCCCGGGGATCCATCGCCAGTTCCTCGTCGAACGGATCGCCGAAGAAGGGATTGCGTCGCACGCGCGCGCCAGTGGACCAGACTACCTCGATGGTGCGCTCGGCCGCATCGATCGACGCAGGCAACAGGTCCGCCGCCCGCGTCAGCGGGGGCAGGTTGATGTTTCGGGTCATGGGTGAGGTCCTTGCAGGGACAGCGTCTTCACGCTAAGTTACATGTAACGGAGATCGATCATGCCGAAGGCCAGCAGAACCGATGACGTCCGCGCCACGACGCGCGCGAAGGTGAAGTCGCACCGAGAGAAGCTGCGCGCGCAGGGCCTTAGACCGATCCAGATCTGGGTACCCGACACGCGTGCGCCCGGCTTTGCAGAAGAGGTGCGCCGCCAGTGTCTCCTGGCCAATGCCAGCCCCCATGCGAAGGACGATCAGGATTTCATCGATTCGATCTCGTGGTTGAACAGCGATGAGGCGCGGTGACGTCTGGACGGTTGCCGGCGGTGCGGACTACGCCGGCAAGCCGCGACCGGTCGTGATCGTCCAAGGCCAAGCCTTTCAAGCGATCGACTCCGTCACGATCTGCCCCTTCACGACCGATCTGACGAACTTGCCGCTGTTTCGTCTCGATATCGAGCCGTCGATCACGAATGGTCTTCGCGCCGCTTCACGCATCATGATCGACAAGGTGAGCACTGTTCCGAAGTCGAAGCTTGGCGACAGGATCGGCCAGTTGAGCGACACCGATCTGCTGCGCGTGAATCGTGCCTTGCTGGTGTTTCTCGGTCTGGCGGATTGATCAGTCCTCGTCATTGCCGTCGGCCTGCATCACGCCGGTTTTCGTCACGCGGCGAGGATCGCTGTCGAGAATGAGCCCGAGGGCGTCGATCTTGGCGTTCATCGCCGCGATCTCGGTTAGCACCGCGTCGGGGTTGTGGCCCTGACGGGCGATGGCCTGCGCCAGCGACATGGTGCCCGAGCGCAGCGCCAGAAGATCGGCCATCGCGTCCTTCAGCGGGTCCACGGCTTCGAAACGCGGTGGAGACCATTCGACCGCGATGTCCGGGCGCGGGAGTTTCCCGGCCGCCCACGCGGCCTGGCAGAACCAGACCCACATGGGCTGGCAGAGAACCGGGATGACGATCTGCCACTGAACGGCGTCGATCAGCCGTCGGAACTCCACGAGCCCCGCCCGGATCGATGAATAGTTGACCTGACTGAGGTCGCCGGTCAGCAGCTCGTAGGGCATGCGGAACCCCGCCGCCACGATGTGAAGCTGCGCGCGGAGCCACTCGCCAACGCCTGCCGTCGTGGCGGGTTGATTGAAGCGGATATCCTTTCCACCGCGCGCATAGGCGATCAGTCCAGGCTCGAACTGTTCGACGCGGTTGCCATCGGCGTCGACCACCGACGGGGCTAGCCCCAAATCGGCTTCATCGGCGCCAAGTACGATCCCGACAACACAGGCTTCAGTCTTCTTGCGGACCAGTTCGGCCTGCGTCCAGTCATCGAGATCACGCAGCGCGCGCATTACCGGCGTGCCCCACGGGACGCCGCGCACCTGCGTGCGCTGCTTCTCGTAAAGATGCAGCACTTCGCTCGCCGGGATGGCGAGACTCTCCAGACGTCGCCGCATGGTGACGACGGCATCGCCAGGATGCTGGGCATGGAGCCAATAGGCGCGGCGTCGGCCCAAGGGGTCGAACTCGATGCCCTGAAGCAGACGCCCACCATCGGCGAGATCGCCGTTGCGGGTGTTGTCCAGCAGATCGGCTTCGATGATCTGGACCTGGAGCGGAACAGCGAGACCATCGCTCAGGCGTCGCGGGCGGCGGCGGATCAGCACCTCGCCAGCCTCGATCATTTCCCGGACGGCCAGGGTCTGCAGCCCGAAGATGTCGAGCTGTCCGTCGGCGTCGCAGGCGGCAGTCCACTCGGTCCAGAGCCGGTTCACCGTCTCGTCGAGCCTGGCGTCACCCGTCGCAGCGCGCGGAATGATGCCGCTGCCAACGATGTTGTTGACCAGCACGGACACAGCTTTCGCCGCGTGCGGATTGTTGCGGGTGAGATCGCGCATGCGGTCCCGCAGCAGGCCGCTGGCGGCGGCGATCTCGGCATCAGCCGATGTTCCCGCCGCCTTCCAGCCGTCCGTCCGCCGCCCCTTGGCCGCGCCGTCATACCCACGGGAATTGCCATAGGTCTTGGTGCTAAGCGCCTCGAAGCTGCGCCGCGCGAGCGCGCGCCGCACACCTGCCTCCGGCGCAGCCCAAGCCACCATCCGGTCGAGGAAGGTGATCTGGCTCACCGGTCGCCCCGTCCGAAGCCGACGTATCCCGCGATTGGACGCGACACGCCGGACGATGCCGTGATCTCGGTCTCGATGGTGCGGATCCGCTTCAGTAGGTCGTCCGCCGAGCCATACTCGACGGTCTTTCCGTCGTAGCTGACCCGGAGCGTGCCGCTGGCATAGGCCCGCTTCAGTGCATCGAGTTCGTCGACCGTCCAGGCCATGACATATCCTCAGAACCACTTCCCGCGCGGGCCGAGCCAGTCGCTCTGCCGCTTGGTGGATGGCGGGTTTGGACGGGCGAGACGCCCGGCTTCGATGGTCGATTGCGTGTCGTCACTGTCCGCAGGCGGCACGCCGACCTGATCTTCGAGATCGCGCCACTTGTCCTCGGACCAGCGATCGGCTCCGGCGATCCAGACGGCGGCGCGGGAGTAGACCCGGCAGTCCAGCGCCTCGTTGCGTTCGCGAACCTTCTGCCATTCGAGCTTCTGGAAGCCGCGCTTGGTCGTAACGGTCACAAGATGCTCGGCGACGAGTTGCTTGACCCATTCGGCGTCGACGCCTTGGGGCAAGTGCACAAGTCCGGCCGGACCCTGCGCTCCATCCGCCGCGTCCTCGTCGGTGGGCTTCGACAACCGCAGGAAGCGATAGGTCTCGGCCTTGAATGTCGAAACCGCGATCGTCCAGAGCCGCGCGCCGCGACGGATCTTCCGGCCACCTTCCGTCGCATCGACGAAGGACGGGCCGGTGACCGGCGCCGCGCGATTGAATCCCTCGACACCCTTGATGGGAATGACCTGGGCAAAGCCCTGCCGACGCGCCCATGCATAGACGGCGGGCGCTTCGAACCCTGTGTCGATCGCGAGTTTCGACAGGCTCAGACGAACGCCATGGGCGTGCGGCCATGTCTGGCCGAGCAGATCCGTCAAAGCGGCCCAAGCCTCGGCGCTGTCCGGGCCACCGGGGATGACGATGTGGTCCACGAGCCAGCTCGCGAGCCCGCGACCCCAGGCCCAGATCGAGACTTCGATGCGATCCTTCTGGATGTCGGCGCCTGCCGTGAGA